TAGCCCGCGAGGTCATGCCAGTTATCAAGATTGTCGATGTTGTTGATAAGGCGCGAGACTTTGAACAAGCACATCATCGCGGCCACATCCTTTGAGTCGACAGGCCCGTTGAGATATGAACTCCATAGCGACGCAATCACCTTGAAGTTATCTTCGGCATCGCCGTGCGTCACGTTGCGATCTTTGCACACCAAGCCTTCTACGGTCTTGAGAAACTCTTGGCGGCGTTCTACGTTACTCCTTTCACTTTGCGACATATTGTTCAACTCCTTCTAGTCTGATTAGTTTGATACGATCCATCGTGACTAGATCATCTAGCACACGGCGGAGTTCGTCGGGTGTCTTCAGTGCCTGATAGAACCTGACAAAGATTGATTTCTTAGTTGTGCCTTGCGTTGTCTTGATGTAGCGCCAGATATCTTCTGAGATCTTTGCGCTCTCGTTGCGCCCCATTCCTACGAAGGGAATGTGCATATCCTTTTCAAGCCCCGCAAGATGCGCTGTGGCGGCCTCGGTATCTTCGAGGGTGATAATCATGTCCGTCGTGCGGGCAAAGTGTACGGCAAACAGGATCTTCTGATGATGGAGATTCTTGCGGCCATAATACTCATCGAGCATCGGATGCTTGTTCGTGTGGACTGAGGAAGGATTAACTTCGAAGTGTTCGTGGATGTATTCTTTGGCCTCGGCGTTTAGAATGACAGGTCCATAGAGCTTGTTGAGTTCCCGAATGTAAGACTGCAGGCGAGCTTTCGCGGCCTTCTGTTCCTCCGAAAGCGGAGGAATGGAATATAGATGGAAACGCTTTTCGATCCCATAGACGATAATCGTACGAGCCATAAAGCCGTCAGAGAGAATGTCTTGATTCTGTAGACTCTGAAACTTGCCGAGCGTCGTGTTGCCCAGCAGGCTGATACACATATTTGTGCAGAAGTCTGTATCGCTGTGCTTAAGTTTGCGGACGTACTTCTTTCCACCGTTATAAGCTTCGAGAAGAAAGTCTGAAAGTTGTTCTGCATTTTTCTTAAAGATAGATGTTAGCTCGTCGAGGATGAAGACGAGAGAGCTGTGATGATAGGCTTTTCTGCGATTTTGTTCATCAACATAACGATGGAGATAGGCGACCTTTGAAGTCTCCATTGTGAATTGCTCGAAGGTCGTGCTGTTGGGCGCGATATAGATAAGAGGCTGTCGTGAGCCTCCGCGTGTGGACTCTGCGTCCTCGCCGAGAAGTTCGGCTGCGAGATCGTTCTCGGGCGACTTGATGTCGGCAGGGATTTCGAGTAGGTCTTTCATCGGAGTCGTAATGAGTGACTTGCCCGCCGAAGCGGGTCCGATGAAAGCGATGTATTGATTGGGAAATACTGCGTGAAAGTCTAAGTCTCCAAACCAAACGCGCCTTTGAAGGGCGGCACCGATCATGAAATAGAATGCAGCGTCGACAAAAGGCTGCGGGCTTTGTACGTCCTTTGTGTACAAACACCAGTCTTCATATAGGCTCATGCAAGTAAGCGAGTCTTACAGAGTTCTTGCGGATTTGTAGTGTGGTTATTACGTCGAAACCTTCTAGCTTTTCAAAGTTCGGATCGAACTCGCTGGGCAGGTGAGTCTCGTGTACAATAACGACCGAGGGCGGCGGCAGGTTAGGCGGCCACTCTTTGATCTTCTCTCGGATCGCATTCACGATCTGAGTTATTCGGTCGTTCGTCTGGCGCATAAATCGGAGGGAGCTTTTATTGAGCCACTGTTAGGCTATGTCTTTCATTCCGCCGGGATTAGATGCAGAGAATTTACCCCAGTTCTTTCCGGCTTGGGCTTCTGATTTCATGGTGAAGTTCATTCCATCTCGGCCGGTGAGAGATATTGCGAGGCATTCCTGCATGTGCTTCGCTGTTGTGCCGATATCATTATCGAGTACCAGCGCGAGAAAAGAGTCATGTTTATTGTTAATCGCCGGTAGCGTATTGCTTGGGCGTTCTCTGTTATACCGATTAATCGCGGCGTGAGTGATACAGCCCACGGTGGATTGAGGAATCCATGAGATGCCTTCCCTGATATAAGAGTCAGTAATAGTTCTCTCGAACCTACGCGGATAACCAAATAGATTCCGGAGCTCACGTTTAGCTCTAATGTTAAATTCAATTTCATCTTGCCATTCTATGATTTCGGGGAATAGGGTTGCGAAGAATCCAAGAAAGACTTTGCATTCTTGGAGGGATAGAGTCAAGGTGCCGTGACTTTGTTTGAGTGTCTGAAGCTGGAAGGTCCGCTCACGCATCCTATAAGAGGAAGCATGGCAGACCATCTTGCCGATCTTGTATTCTTTGTCTGAGGATTTGATTGCTTTGTCGAGAGGCTTCCAGTCTGGCTCTTGTCTTAGTTCGCTAGGCGATAGGGATTTCCAATAGCTAGGACTTTTCCCCGCGAGAGGCCAGATGTTTTGTAGTGATTCACAGAAGATATGAAGAGCGATGAAGGTATGGGGCTTAATGCCCACGCTGAATAGCTCTCTGTATTTGCCGGGGCGTGTGAGATAGGCCACGATGAGAGCCTCTGCGCCGCTCTGGTCGCACTGGACAAATGTGTGGTTAGGTGGAGCTATGTAGATATCGAGAGCTTCCTTGTCGGGATTCTGCAGATTCGCTCCGTAGTTGCCTAGGAATTGACCGCTTGCGAGGCGAAAGCTTCCTGTACCTGCGACCTTGAGAGAAGTCAGACAGTGGATGTGTGGTTGTTGGGGCATAGGTTATTCACAGGAATAAATCTCTTTAGATACTTTCATATCCCTTGGCCAGTCAGTATTCTTATGAAAGCTGTCGTCAAGGATCATGACTTTGTTCGTGGGCTGGACCGTGACGCGACCGTTATCGAGTTCGATAAAGAGGAACTCTTTGTTCTGTTCTGGATCGTCACTGAAGCCATCGTCAAAGGGCGCGGCTGTGAAGAGATAGTCGCCGTAGTGTGTATGCCCGTCACAGTCCGCGAGACAACGCTGACCGCGCAGATAAGTATACTGGATGGTCTCAAAATTCCATCCGTAGCAATCCCAGCGTTGAGCTTGTTTAAGAGACCATTCGCTGATTTGTGTATCGGGGCTGAAGTGCAAAGCATTCAAAGGCAGATTGCGATAGATTGCGCCGTTCTCCAGCAATACATGACAGCCCCATGCGCGGCCGGGCGTTGACGTTATCGCGAACCATATAGCAGGCATATAGCCTTGCGGATGTTTGTGCGTGAAGAATGTGTCTACGTTTAGATAGAGATGCTTTGGTAGATTTCTTGTGAACATATTTTTATAGATTCTCACGCCATCCTATAAACGACGCATTGAACGGGCGACCGTCGTCTGTGAGGTTGAGATACTTGATCGTTGCTTTCTTTTGGAAGTGATAGTTAGGTGCGATATACTCTTCGCGTTCCTCGTCGGTGAAGCCAGTGCCCACCTCAAAGCTTACGCCTCTGTTGGTGATGAACTTAAGTGCGCCTAGCTTACCCTTGCATTTACCTTCCGTCGAGACGACGCGCCCAATGCATTCGAACTCGTCGTCGAGAAATGCCTTGCGCTTCTGCAGGTTCATCGTCGGGCGTTCCTTCTCGCCCTGTGGCATATAGGAACCGAACACGCTCTTCAGCATCTGGCCTTCATAGTTGAGGGCTAGATACTTTTCATAGGCTTTATCGAGATCAATGCGTGACTTGCAGATTTCCCAGTCTACAAGATACATTCCGGCCGATAAGTAATCGTCGCGGAGAATCTTATCTAGCATAAGCATACGCGTCATGGCGTTGAACTTAGGCTCTACGATGTCGAATGCGTTGAAGGTTATCTTTTGAGCCTTAGGGCCGGGATGTATACGAGTGACGGCCACTGCGCTATTGATAGCCTGAAGGCTCATGCCGTGACAATACAACTCGCCGTCGATGATGTAGTCTGTCTTTGGCGGGATGATATAGGATAGCACGGAATCATTCCACCGCTTGCCGTCTCGTGAATAAAAGTCTTGGCCGGGAAGATACATACATCTTAGGCCATTAAGCTTTGGCATTGAGATCACGTGGCCAAACTTCGATTCGTCATACACATTAGCGCGCATGAA